ATTGGGATTATAGACAAATGACATTTTGGCAAAAGATTAAATTAATATTAAAATAAACAGAGTAAAGACCCACTCACTAATAAGGGCATTAGAATTATGATAAAAGAAGAACTAAAAGAAATATAATTAACAGAGCAAGATGAACGCTGCAAAGAATTTGGATATTAAACTATGGAAGAAAAAAGAACATACAAAACAATTAAATGGATATTAAAAGATAATATCAAAAAGAATGTCAGGGCTTTGTGGACTTGGAAAGATGACAACTTTACCTGTATATATGAAAACTATGATGGAGATGATAGGATTTATACAAGCAGCCAACTTTTAAAACTTTTAACAAAATGATAATATTTACAATACTAGGAATATTGACATCAATCTTTTTCTGCATAGTTATTCTTATGAGCATTATAGAATCAAGAATAAAAAACAGAACTAAAGAAAAGTTCCTTTGGAATATGGATAAAGTAGAAACAAGAACAGGAGGACTAGAAAACGACAGACTAAATGAAAGGCAATAGAATACCAAGTTATTATATTGGCAAACGATATAAAATTGAAGCTAGAAAAGTGATTGAGGATTTTGATTTATCTTACAATGTAGGAACGGCAGTAACTTATCTATTGAGAGCTGAGAGAAAACACGCAAGTCCGATTGAGTGCATACAGAAAGCAATAAACCATTTAGAGTTTGAACTTGATAAACTAAAGAGATGACACTATACACTTGCGAATGTGGAAAGACTAAAGAACTATCTAAGGTTACAATAGTTCATAGAGATGGAAACTGGGAAGCAAAGGAAGCTGAGTGCGAATGCGGATTGTATATGGATAGTGTACCAACAGAAGGAATCCCAACACTTCAAAGAACAGAACCAAGTCTAAGCAAGAATAGAGATAAGCTATGGGCAGGAGCAAAAGAAAAGCTAGTAGGCGAAAGGGGAATCAATGAATCCTTTGACTAATGAAGTTCGTGATTAAGGACAATAGAGATAAGCAAAGTCTTTTCAGTTACCTAAAGGAATTAGATAACGATTACATAGTTAGTGTAAAGAAACAAAGAAATACAAGAAGTAATATGCAGAACAGTTACTATTGGAAATGTATAGTTCAAGGACTAGCAGAAGAACTAGGATATTTTCCTGATGAAATGCACGATGTACTAAGAGCTAAGTTCTTATCGGAATATGAAATGATAAGCATCAATGATAACCAGATAGCATTAAATAAAATAGGAAGTACTACAGCTTTAAATACTAAAGCCTTTGAAGTATATACAGAACAAATAAGAGTATGGGCAATAACTGACTTAGGTATAAGGCTTATGCTACCAAATGAATACCAATAATTTCTATTATATAATATGGAAACAGAACAAAAGAGGACACAGGAGGGTAAAAAGAAGCTACTAGCTGCACTAGAAACATCACTAGGTATAGTAACAGAGGCGTGCGAGAAAGCAGAGGTAACAAGAAGCCGACACTATGCTTGGATGAATGAAGATGAAGATTACAAGAATGCAGTAGATAGTATTGATAGTAAGTTTATTGACTTTGCTGAAACAAGTCTAAAGAAACAAATTAAGGAAGGTAACACAACAGCTACTACTTTCTTCCTAAGAACAAGAGGACGTAAGCGTGGGTATAATGAGAAGCAAGAAATAGACTTAACTTCAGGAGATGAAAGAATTAAAATAAATATAAATCTTGGAGATTAAATCTGAATTATTAGAAATTAATCCTCAATTTACTCCTAAACAAAAAGAGTGCTTAAAGTATCTATTTGATGATAAGACTAAAGAGGTTTTATTTGGAGGAGCAGCAGGTGGTGGTAAGTCTTGGGTTGGTTGTAGTTACTTGATTACTATGTGCCTTCAATATCCTAAGACTAGATACTTGATGGGAAGGTCAAAGCTAGATGCTTTAAAAAAGACTACACTAAATACATTCTTTGAAGTATGCACCGAGTGGAACTTAAAAGCTATTAAGGACTACACGTTTAACGGATCAAGTAATGTGATAACCTTTTACAATGGTTCTGAGATAATCCTTAAGGACTTGTTCTTATACCCATCAGATAGAAACTTTGATAGTTTAGGTTCATTAGAAATAACAGGAGCTTTTATTGATGAAGCTAATCAGATAACAGAAAAGGCTAAGAACGTAGTAGCATCAAGACTTAGATACAAGTTAGATGAAAACGGATTAATACCTAAGATGCTTATGACGTGTAATCCTGCAAAGAATTGGGTGTACTCAGAGTATTACAGACCTGCACAAGACAATACAATAAAACCATACAGAAAGTTTATTCAGTCTTTAGTGATAGATAATAACTATATATCTAAGCACTATGAAACACAGCTATCTCAATTAGATGAATTAAGTAAGCAAAGGCTATTATTCGGAAATTGGGAGTATGACGCAACTGCTGATAGTCTTATTGACTACAACTCTATTATGAGTATGTTCAGTCAGAAAGGAATTGAAGGTGATAAATACATTACTTGTGATGTAGCACGATTTGGAAGCGATAAGACAGTCATAATGCTTTGGCAAGGGTTACACATTAGATATATAAGAACTATCCTTAAATCGGCTGTAAATGAGGTTGTGGACGAGATTAAGAAACTACAGCAGGAAAATGGAGTGAATCTTAGGAATATCATAGTAGATGAAGATGGAGTAGGTGGTGGTGTTAAAGATTACTTAAGATGTCAAGGATTTACAAATAATGCTAGACCTATAAAAGGAGAGAACTATCAGAACTTAAAGACTCAATGCTATTACAAATTAGCAGACCAAATAAACAAAGGACAGATAGGAGTAAGTTGTTCAGATGTAAATGTTAAAAATTACATAACTGAGGAGCTAGAACAAGTCAGAACTAAGGACGCAGATAAAGATAATAAACTACAGATAATTCCTAAAGATACAGTCAAAGCTATTCTAGGACGTTCTCCTGATTATGCTGATGCTTTAGCTATGAGAATGTTTTATGAAATAGATTCTAACTTTGGGAGGTACTATGTGCAGTAAACTAAAAACAATAAATTTCTATTATATAGTGTATGAAAGTTAAAATTAAAAAAGAAGGCAAAGTAAAAGAGTTCAAGCTAATTAACAGTTGGTCTGATGTTACTCTTGAATTATGGCTTAAACTAATTGACTTTGAAACAGGTACAAAGACTGAAGAAGCTACTGAAACAATAGCAGCGTTATCAGACATTCCTAAGCAGTTAATTAAGGAACTAGCCTTATCAGATGTTGCAGTTATAATGAGTAAGGTAGGAGAACTTCAAGCAAAGCAAGATACAAAGCTAAAAAGGATAATAGAGATTAATGATGTTGAGTACGGATTCCACCCTGACTTGGATAGTATTAGTTTAGGAGAGTATGCAGACATTGAGCAGTTCATTAAGAACGGAATAGAATCTAGCCTTCCTGAATTGATGTCAGTCCTTTACAGACCTATTAAACTAAAGAAGAACGACATATATATCATAGACGCTTATGATGGTGATATACGGCTTAGAGCAGAAGAAATGAAACAGATGTCAGCGGAACAAGTGCAAAGTGCATTGGTTTTTTTTTACACTTTAGGGAAGGTATTGTCAGAGATTTTGCTATCATTTTCGATTCAGCGGCTGAAGGAAACGAAGACGCAGTAGCTAGTAATGACTTTGCTAGTAAATGGGGATGGTTCGGAGTAATGCACAGATTGTGTAATGAGCAAATAGTAAATTTAGAACCAATTACAAAGCTTGGTCTATTAGAATGTTTAACGTGGTTAAGTTATGAAACAGATTTACAATCACAAAATAAAGTAAAAAGAAATGCCAGTATATAGCAAAACATATTTAAACCTAATTAATAAGCTTAGATACATAGGTAAGCAGCATAAATTTATCCATACTACAACAGTAGGTGATATTTTTGACATTGATTTATCTAAAGAAACTATTTTTCCATTAATGCATATAAATCCTGTTAATGTAACAACAGGTTACAGTCAGTTATCATATAATTTTCAAATATTTGTATGCGACTTAGTAAGTGAAAAAAAAGAATGGGAAGAAGAACTCATTGAAAGCTCTCCTTTTTTTAATAGTGTAACTTCTACAAATTTAAGTAATGAAATTGATGTATATAATGATACACTTCAAACCTGTGTAGATTTGGTTTCTATATTCAGAAATAGTAAATGGCAGTCAGCAGATAGTTTTGATATTAACGATCAAGACTTTGTTACAGAAGGCGAATACACTTTTGAACCATTCACAGAAAGGTTTGATAATTTACTGACTGGATGGGTGTTTCAATTAAATGTTACAGTACACAATAAGTTTGACTCTTGTCAAATTCCTATGTAATGATTTTTAAAATAGGCAGACTGCATATACAGATAGGATGGAAGAAGTTTAAAATAACGTATCAATTATGAGCAAGATATTCGGTAAAAATATAGAGAATTATTTAAACAGTTTTGGCAAATATGTAGTAAAACAAGCTAGAACTAATTTAACTAAAGCTAAAAAGAATGTAAGTAAAAGTCTTTACAATTCAATAAAATATGATTTTGTCATTGAAAATAATGGTGATTTTAGTTTACAATTCAAGATGGATAATTATGGTTCGTTTATAGACAAGGGGGTTTCAGGAAAT